TGGACTGATGAAAATGGTAAGGTCATTGTTGAGCCACTAATTCCAGAGCCAACACCAGAGCCAGACGTTCCAGATGATTTGGACTCTGCTGCACCAACACCAGAGGCTGAAGAGGAAGCTACGGAGGAATAATGATAAGCATTTCACACGTTACCGAAAGATCTTTGCCAAATTTGTCAGAGCGTATGCTGGCTGATGACCACAGCGTTGTTATGCCAACCCACATTATCCGTAAGGATGGCGACATCATTGGCTCTGCCAGTGTTGGAGCTGCTCCGCTTGTTTGGTGGTGGATGGATAGCAAGAAGGCAAAGGCTTTGGACAGTGTTCGGGCTATCAAGAAACTGGAGAACGAGTATGCTTCAAACGGCGTTCACCGGGCTTTCATAATGTGTGACAAGGGCAGCAATTTTTTTCCCAACATGGAACGTCTTGGAAACAAGAAGATGTGGGAAGGGGTAATGTACTACAGGGATTTTTAAAGAGGAAGAGATATGGGTAGCACAAGAATAGACGCACCGGAAGTTCAACCAATAGATGTAGCTAAACAAATAAGGGACACATCACGGGCTTACAGAGAAGCAACGCCAGACATCATTGCCGCTGAGCGTGCACTGCGTGGACCCATGCAGCAGCTTGCTTTGCAGGATGCTCAAACCGCTTTGATGGGTGGAGTTACTCCTGGTATGCTCAGGGATAGGGATGCTGCCGAGGAGCAGTTTCAGGCTGCTCAACGGGAAAGAGCTTCTGCGGAACGAGATATACAATCAAGAATTGATACCTTAACGGGCAAAACTGGGTATGATGACGCAGCAGAATTAGCACGTTTAAATAATTTAAAAGACGAGTACACCGATCTTGTTGCTAGGGATGACGAGAACAAAGAGGCGTTTCAAGCAACACTAAACACTATAAACGCAGAGATAGGTTTTAGCCCAGAGCAAAGAGAAGAGCGTTTTGCTGGTCAACAAAAAGAAAGAAACGCACAAGAGGTTGAGAAGCTTGCGTCAGAACTTCAATCACTGAAGGAAAGCGGAGATTTGAGTGATGACGCCATTGCAACATTGGAAAGCAATTTCAATGCGGCTGCTGACGCTGTTTTAGATGCAAACCCCGGAATGCTTGAACTGTCCAAGAGGGCAGTTGAGAGCCAAGCCGAGGTAGGCAGGAAACTAAAAGCCGCTGCGGCCAAGGGTGAGTTTCAAACAATAAGCGAGCTTGCTCCCGATCTTGTAGACCTATACAGAAAATCTGATCCAGCTTCCCAAAACCTTGCAGACCTAGCGACGCAAAGAGCAGAACAAGTAAGCACCCAATCACCTTCAAAAGCACAGGAAAGTTTTAGAACTCTTGCTGCCACTTTAGCTGAACGTGGAGATCCAACCACAGCCGCGCAAACTGGAGTTGGCGCAGCAAGGGAGGGCCTTCAGGCTGCTGGAGCCGATCTTGGTGCAGCTCAACAAGCGCTTGGAAATTTAGCTCAAACAGTTGGTCAGAGAGTTCCCGGAGGGGAGCTTGGCAGGCAGGCTAGAGAAGAAGCGGCAAGGCTTATTGGCCAACCCGCAATGGGCCAAACAGCCGATCAGCAAACAGTGGCCCAACAGATTGGTCAGTTGCTAGCTGGTCCACAAGCAGGAGCTGCTGAACAACGCCTTCTTGATGTTGCTGGACAGGGGCCATCGGCTGCGGAGCAACAACTTTTACAAGCCGCTGCAAGACCAGAATCAGCGCAGGCTCAAGCCCTTGCTCAGTTTGGGCAACAAGCCCTTCAGGGTGGTCAACGTGGAGCATCGGACGTAGAGCAAGCGTTACAACAACAAGCTTTACAGCAACTAGGATTTCAAGCTGCTGCGGCTTCTCCAGAAGAGCAGGCTATTCGGGAACGTATTGGTGGTTTAGTTGCAGATGCGGGAACGCTTTCTTCGGCGCAAAGACGCCAAGGTGAACAAGAGGGATTAGCTCTTAGTGTAAGACAAGGAAGGGGCAGGGATATGTCTGCTTTGGCCAATGTTCAAGATCGCTTGGCCGAAGCCCGTAAAGCTGATGAGGTCCAAGATCTTATGGCTGCGCAGCAGCTTCTTGGTCAGCAGCAAGCCATGCAACAGGCTAGGACAGCAGAGGAATTGCAACGCATGGGAATGGGTGGTCAGTTTGCAGGACAAACTGAGGCATTGGCCCAACAACGTTTGGCCGAGGAAAGGGCTTTGCAACAAATGGGAGTTGGAGCAACCGGCACCGCTGCTCAACTACAAGCGCAGCAAGCTGGATTACAGCAACAAGCTTTGCAAGCTGCTGGTGGATTGGCTGGACAGAGAACTGGTCAAGCACAGCAAGCCCTTGGAGCAGCAGGAAGCTTAGAACAGGCTCGCTTGGCTCAACAGCTACAGGGAACCGGACTAGCCCAAGACATTGCCCAAGCTGGGTTTGCATCAGAGATGGCTGGAAGAGAACAACAGCTTAGGGAGTTTGGAGTTGGTGCACAAGAGGCAGCTCGTTTTGCACAGCAACAGGCTCAACAGGATGCAATGCGCGCTCAGGTTATAGGTCAGCAAGCAGGTCTTGCCGGACAGCAAGCAGCCTTTGCTGGACAAGAAGCTCGTCTTGCTGGTCAAGAATTTGCACAGCAAGCCGGTATTGAGCAACAACAGTTTCAACAACAAGCTCAGAGGGATGCGGCTTTGGCTAGTTTATTTGGCCAACAGGCTGGTCTTGAGCAACAGCAATTTGCCCAACAGCAAGCATTGGCCGGACAAGATGACAGACGTTTGGCGCAAGCATTCCAAATGCAGCGAGCCATTGGTCCTGAAATTGGAGCGTTCTTTGGTCGCCCTGCTTCTCAAGCTGAAGGACTGCAAGTTCTTGGTATGGGTCAACAACAAGCAATGTACGGCACCACACCACAAGCTACAGATCCAATGCTGGGTGTCAACATGGCGCTACAGCAACAAGCTAATCAGACAGCTCTACAAGCTGGAGCAATGGCTGGTTCAGCCCAAGCTCAAAGTGGATTGTTCGGTGGTCTTGGATCTATAGGAGGGGCCATTTTTGGTGGTCCCGTTGGAGGATTTGGCTCTGCACTAGGGGGAGCATTGTTTGGAAACAAAGGAGCTTGCTGGGTAGCCAGAGAAGTTTACGGGCAAAACAACCCAATGTGGTTGTTATTCAGAGGTTGGCTCTTGGATGAAGCTCCTTCTTGGTTCCGCAACATTTATATCAAGTATGGTAAGCGGTTTGCTAGGTTCATTAGCAACAAACCATTTATTAAGTCTTTCATCCGAAAGTGGATGACCTCAATAGTAAAGAAGCATTACAAGTAGATAGGTAACAGTCATGGCAGTATTAGGTAGCACAGTTGATCCCCGGTTGGGGGCCGTAAGCCCTGCGGCAATACAGGCACTCTCGCAAGCTGGGGCGGCAACGGGACAGATGTACCAAAATCTTGGTCAGTCTGTTGCTGGTGTAATAGAGGACGTTGATTACAAAAAAAGGGGAAGGAAGAAGTATGATATCCTTATAAATTCTGCTGATACTACGGCAAAAGCTCTTAATTTACCAACAGAAGCTGTTACCACTTTTATTGAGTCTGCTGGCACCGATTTAAATACTTTAGAAGCTTTGGAGAAAAACCTTCTTAATCCAGCTTTCTTGGGAATGTCTGATGCTAAGAATAAAGCAGATACAGCTCGAGACATTGCTACGCATAATCATAACCTTTCTGAGCAGGCGCAAAGAAATGCCGAGCAATTTATACTTAGTAGAGATGAAAAAGCTCAAGGCTTCAAACTGGATATAATGGATAAGACATTTGAAAACAGATTGACTGAAGCCGATTATCTAAATCGGCTAAGTAATGAGTCATACGAGTTTCAACAAAATGTTTTGAATGCGGGAAAGCTGGAATTGCAAAGAAATCTAAACAAGCTATCTTTAGAGCAACAAGCAGCTAAGTTTAAACAACTTAATGAGTTTGAAGATAAACTTCTCGAGAGAAAAATTGAAAAAGAACTAACTGCTTTTACTGACTATCGTAATAAGATTGGCAGCACGTTTAATGAAAAAGAAAGAGAAAAAATTCACCGAGAGTATACGGCTAGGTTTGGTGAACTTGGTCTAACTGTTCCAGATTTATCAAATACATTGGTGTCCATGAAGGACAGAAACTATAGGCTTGAAAATCAAATAGGGTTGCCAGCTTTGCCTACAACTCTTGCCAACAAAATAACAGAAGATGAATATCATATAATGTTAATCGCAGCTAACGGTGGATTAACTTTTGAAGATGTTGGTCTTTTTGGCAAGGCAGGCGCTCAAACCCCTGAAAATCTGGCTTTTAAAAACAAAGAAATTTATGAGGAGATTAGAAAAAAGATAGAGGGCGAGGAATATCTTAAGCCCCAAGATCGTTATGTAAATAGATATGGTCCGGGTGCTACTTACATGAATAGAGCAGCGGCTTTGGGGGCTCCAACAATGCTTGAAGTTATTGTAGATGACAGACTCAAGCCAGGTTTTTGGGAAAGTATGTTTCCATTTTATGGAAAAACCGAGGGAGAAAAATTATTGGATGGAGTAAAAGGCAGGATGGCTCTCCGAAATGAGCCAAGAACGCTCAATGAACAATCGCAAGAACAATAATGCCCTTTACAACCGTCAACCTAAAGTCTGGTCAGTCTGTTCGGGTTGAGCATTCGGAAGATGCGACCAATCAAGAAATTATTCAGCTAGCCAGGGAAGAAGCCGCAGCTCAAGCTGCTGCTAATCCAGAGCAATCTGGTTCTCTTGCTAGAACTGGCCTTGGCATTGCTGGTGAAATAGCTATTGGTGAAGGTGCCAAGCTAGGAGGAGCCGCAGCAGGAGCCACCATAGGAGCCGCAGGTGGCCCTTTGGGCATGGCTGTAGGTGGAGGTATAGGTTATTTGGTGGGAGCTATTTCTGGCGGTCTTAGTGGCTCTTACTTGCGGCAAAAAGTTTCTCGTCCAGGGAAAGACTTGTCCCAAGGTGAGATGATTGCCGACACCTTAATTAACCTTGTCCCATATGGCAAGATTGGCAAGGGAGCTACACTAGCCACTCGAACAGCCCAACACGCAGCTTTGGGCGGGGCTATTGGAACTGGAGCGGCTACAGTTGAATCTGTTATAGAGCAGGGATCTTTGCCAACAATGTCTGAACTTGCCAAGGTGGGGCTGACATCTTCCGTTCTTGGTGCCGGTTTCGGTATGTCTGGAGAGGCGTTTGCCAAAAGCTACGAGAAGTTTGCTGGCCGCAGACCTGAACGCATGATGGATGCATTACGCAAAAGAGATCCAGATGCGGTAAACTTGGCTAATGCTGCTGAATCTGCTGCTTTCCGCAATGCTGAACAAACAAACCAAAAAATTCAGCAGGAGATATTGAACCGTCGAGAGCAGTTTGACGACGAGCTAATAAGACTCCTGCAAGAACAAGATCAATCTAGCGGTGGAATATTTGAAGGGAAAGCCAGACTAAAAGTGGTTCCGCAAAAGGTTTTAGATGATCAAGGCGAGGTGGTTGCCGAGGCTAGCGATGCATACAGGGCATTGAACTTGGCGCCAAACTTGGCTGACCAGCGTATAAAAATTTTAAATTCAAACTTTGAGGGTTATAAGCAATCAGTTGAACTTGCGGCTCTCGAGGCAAAAGTTGACCCAACATTGTTAACACAAAGAATAGACGAGTATTTACACGCCAAATACGCTCCAACCTACAACAACAAGAAGGTCAAGATTGATGGCGGTGCTGGCGTAAGCATTCTTGGAAATGAGATGACAAACAAGAACGCCGAGAACATAGTAAGGAAGTTCGAGGCAGAGGTTCTTCCTTTTGCATCCAGTGCTGTGAAACAGGCCGAAGAATTGTCAAAGAACATACGCAAAACTTTAACTGAAGGTCGATTGTTAAATTCTAAGCAAATCAAAGAGTTTAGTGAAAATCCAGACTATGTTCCACTTCAGAGATTGCTTGATGATTCTTTAGAACCAAATAAAGCAAATGATTTTTTCTTTAGTAGGGCTGTATTTAAACCGAGCGTATTAAAGACTGCAAAGGGAGATGTGGAGCTTGATGCTTCTATTACTCAAAATTTGGTTACGGCAAACATTGAGGCTGCCAAGCTAGCTGAAACAAACCTAGCAAACTTAGCTTTTAAAAGACTATTAGAAGATCCAGATAATAAACAAAGAGCCTCTGAAATAGTTAAGATTAGTAAGGAAACGGCTTCTGGAAGAAACTTTGCTAAAGATGCTCCAGTGATAACTGTTTTTGATCCATCAAACGAGTATACAATTACAAAGACAGTTAACGGGAAAAAAGTATCTGAACCATCAACTAAGTTTTATTTAGACTTTAGTGATGGTGTAGCTCCAGAACTTGGAGCTGCTGTTAGGGGCTTGAACAAAAAGGATCTAGGTAGTTTAATGAAAGCGTCCTACACTATAAACAAATATTTAGGATCTATCTACACTGGATATAACCCAGCTTTCCTTATACCAAATTTACTGCGTGACCGTGTTGTCAGTGCTTTGAATACATACAGAAACTTGGATTCAACTGCGTTAAGATCTATATTAAATCCAGTTGCTGCGTACCAAGAAATAAACATAATAAGAAAGAAACTTTTTAATAGACCGCTTACAGCTAGGGAGCAAGGCATAGCTGCTGAGTATGATGCGTTTGTGGCGTCTGGTGGATCTGCTGGAGGTATTGCCACAAACACTTTGAGAGAAATACAAGAAGATATTAAAGGTTTTGATTTCTCTAATAAAAACAGCATTAAGCAAAGAGCTTCTGCTTTTAATAATTTTGTTCGGAAGGCCAATGAAATGGTTGAGGATTCAACTAGGTTCAGCGTTTACCGAGCAAGCATCAGAGCAGGAAAGAGTAAAGCTGACGCCGCAATGGCAGCTAGAAATGCCAGCTTTGACCCTAAGAAACAAGGGACTCGTGGAAATCAGCTCAGGGCTTTGTATTTGTTTTCCAATCCTAGTATTCAATCGACCAAGAACTTTTGGAGAAGCCTAAAAGACCCCAAGGTTTTCAAACCTGTGCTGGCCGCAACACTTGGAACGGCTGTGTTGATTGAAACCTACAATTCAATGATTGATCCAGACTGGAGAAACAAGGTGAAGGGTGGTCCCGATAAAAGCGAGTGGAGACTAAATAAAAACCTAGTAGTTCTTAGTCCGTTTAAGAATGAGGATGGAAGCTTGTCCTACTCTCAATTTCCATTGGCCCATGAAATTGCTCCAATATGGACTGCTACCAATGGCGTTGCCCGCATAATGCACAATCAAAGCTACAAGGCTGGTGCCGCAGCGGGTTTACTAGATGCCGAACAGTTAGCGGCTATGCCTGGGAGATTGGAATCTACCGATCAGATAATAAAAGGTATAGGTCAAAGCATCTTGGATGGCTATAACCCAACCGGGGGAAGCTTAATCCCAACTGTGCCAAAAAGAATTTTGGAGCTTACTTCCTTGAACAAGGATGGACTGGGTAGAGAAATTGTTCCTGAGTATCTACTGGATCAGAACATGGCGGCATACGCCAAGGTGCATCCTTGGACTCCCAAAACTGTGGGTGGCGAGATTGCAATTGAACTGTCCAAGGAACTAGAAAATCTTGGAGCCCCTGTATCCCCAGAAAAACTACTTTATCTGTTTCAAACTGGTTTTGGAGGGCTAGGAACTGAAGGTCTTAGGCTCCTTGATGTTACAAGCAAGCTTTTTAACAGAGAGGAAATTAAGGCTAACGACATTCCAGTCTTCCGCAGGTTTTTTGGATCGACTTACGCAGACGGTTTCGAGCAACGCACCGGCATAGAACCAGACTTGAAGTTGTTTGAGTATGAGCAAAACACTCAAAACTCTTTAAACACACAGGAGGCTTTTGATATAATTACTAGGCTGCAAAGCATCGACGACCCCATTCAGAAACAAATGGCCCTACAAACCGAATTATTATCCTCTAACAAGTCGGTTCAACGTAGGGTTAGGAAGATGCTACAAGATAAGGAGCGCGGGATAACTAGATCTGACAAGATGATCAGGAAGCTTGGTGTCGAGAACGGAAACAGAGCTAGGTTCTATGAGACGCAGATTGAAAAGATGCCCCCTGCTTTTATCAATGAGTTTTTGCAAGAGCAGAAAGACAAAGGAATCTTAACCAAAAACGTAGAAAATCAAATTAGACTCAAGAGGGCTTTAGAAGCATTGGCCCCGCAATCGATTATCAATGAAAACTAAAACCATATATATGCTGGACGGCAAAAACTATACCGGAAAGCACAAGCATTTCAAGGATGGTCGTTGGTTCACTGGAAGAACCCACACAGCATCTAGTCGGCCACTGGTCAGACAGGATAGGGTTGTTGGCGAGTCCAGAAGACCCATCTCTTATTAAAAAAATAGAGCGGGCCGCTGGAACGATCCGCTCTACAAGAAACCGAGGCTTCTCTACTAAGTGAAAGGGCACCCTCTTACATCGGCATAAACGTGTCAACAAAAAAGGGCCGGGTTTTACCCCGGCCCCGACGGAATTAATGAGGGTAAAAAGAATAAACACCCTTCCAGGGATTACTCCTCTGGATTACCGTCTGAAATTTCCTCTTCCTTTGGTGGATTGAGTTGCTTGTTAAGCTCCTCACGTTGCTCGTCCCCCATTTCATCAATGGCTTTGTGAGCCTGTTGGGTGAGTAGATTGGCACACTTAATAACAGTCAATGAAGATGTTACCAATTCTTTTACTTGTTCAATCGTAGCCGTGTTTATCAGGTAGTTGGCATAGTCTTGCTTTAGTTTATCTAGGTCCATTATATAACTTTCTTGTTTTTGTTTTTGTCTCGGTGAATGGCGGCTAGCATTAAAGCTGCATAGCCGATAATATCTAAGAGTGTGTCTTCCACGCCCTCTCCCTGAACAAGAAGAGAGCCTCCCTTGAAATAGGTTTTCAGTCTGCCAAACTTGTCGCCCAGTCGGACTGCCAGTCCCCTCTTGGTATCCACTCCAAAGTCCTTGGCTGCATCGAAGTTGGCGAGGGCATTGTCTGAATCTGAAGTGTAGTCGTGGTTTTTCTCCAGCAAAATCTTTAGCATACGCTGGAAGAGTTCCACCAAGAAATGTTTCAGTTCATCTTTGTTCATAGCGTTATAAATTTAACTAAGTTCAGTGGACACAGGTAGAAATCCTGGGTCATGTTCTCGTATCTCTTGTCCGTTCTCTTTTCTGTGTACCAGTTCTTGCTGGTGTCGCTCATAACCAAGGCTGCATGGGTCTTTTTGTTGTTCAATATGTAATAGCAGTGGGGTCTTGGATTTGCCCCATCAAACGAGTGCTTTGCGCAGACAATAAATTTGCCACCGAAAGGCCAGTCTTTTCTTGATGTAAAATAAACTCCTAGTTTTTTCACCTCCACCCTTAGCTGAACATACAAGTCCCCTCGATCTGAATAGTCATCCCAGTTCTCCCTACACTCTACATACTTTGTAGGGTTTACAGTGACCGGATAGCCCCTGTCGGCTAACCTGTTGGCAACTGTCCAAACAGCATCGTGGCTTTCTCTGAAATGATTTTTGAACCTATCGTTGTCGTTCACAGGTTCCTCTTTGCTTTGAATGTTCCCGAGATTCTCCCAGATAGCTTGAGCTTGCTGATTGAAAAGGGGTCTATGGTGTATTCACGAGCTACGTCCTTGAGCAACCTTCCCGACCGGAGCTTGCGATCTATGTCCTTGATGTCTTGGTCCGTCAGGGCATGGAGCCCTTCCTCCACTGTTGGGTGGGGCAGTCCTACCTTCTCAAGAGCTTCAAACAAAGCTTTGTCTGGAAGCGTCAAGGATTCCCTAGAGTGATCGTCCATCATCTTCCACAGCTTTGTCTGGGGTGATGGCGTTCGGCTATTGGAATAGGTAAACCAGATAACGGAAGCTGCCCAGTTCCTTAGCTGAACATCCTCTATCTTTTCTTCCAGTAGGTTGGCCCAGACTATTGAGGGTTTCTCCTCCACCTTGGCCCTGAACTTGTGTTTCAGGTTATTACTATACTTTCTTCTGGCTAATAATATTTGTTCTTTTTCTCCTAGCATTCTCTTCTTTTGTTTTAGCTTTGTGAGCCTCCTTGCTAACTGCCTGCAAGTTTTCCTTGTCACAGAATAGCCTAGGGAGCAGCTCGTTCCAGTTGTATCCAAGCCACTTTGTTTTGCGTCCCCACTTCTCGGGGATTACGGGATCAATGTGATCCACCTGCATATCCTTGGCTGGGAAAAGTTTCTTGGTTATGGCGCATCGGTACATCTTCCGCATCCTGCCAGTCTTGGGATTCTTCTGACTCTCAACAAATGCGTCATTGAGTGTCTGATATTTAGGAGCCCATCTCCTAGTCCCAGATCTAACACAGGACATAATAAAGGACCTCAGCCTAGCCTCAGTCCAAACCTTCATAGCATCTTGTTCACCACGTCATAAAACATAAAGCAAGCAATGGCATCCTCCAAGGCGTTTGCCTGGGCTTGCTCCGTCCACTTCTTTATGTGGGTGTCTCCGTTGTTGGTATTGATTATGACGGTGTGGATTGCTGGGTCATAGTCTAGGTAGCTGGCAATCTTTACCATCCTAGCCTCGGAAGCTAGCTGCATCGCATCCTTGTAGTACGCCTTGCGGGTAATGTCCTGATGCTCTGCAACCTCCCTAGTTTTGTAATCAAACAGGGCAAGCTTGCCATTGTGTATGGCCAACAAGTCTATGGTTCCCGCTGTGTTAAATTGTCGGTCGTTGTTGGAAATAACTCCCTCAACTTCCACCACTTCCAAGTCTTGGTCATCTGCCCATTCAATGAATGGCATGACAAAGGGTTCCCAAGATGGGGGACATTGGCCTCCGCAAATGGTAGTCTCCAAATGCTTGTGACACTCGGTTCCCCAGGACGATGACATCACCTCTTCACCTGTCTTGGGATGCACCCTCATTCCCCACATCATATCCATGATCTTGGTCTCGTCATAGGTGGGGTGTGCCTTAGTAAGTTCTATCGCCTTCTTGGTTCTCCAAGTTTCAAAGAATGGATCAGGGTATACCTTCAGCTTCTCGGTAACGCTGGCAACTATATCCTTGCCAGTGTTCTTGGCCTCTCTCCTAGCTTGGAAAGGAGTGGATAGGTCTTCCCGCAGGAAGCCTCGGTCTTTTTCTATTTCATAAAAGTGCGCCATAATATAAAGCGGGGGCCGAAGCCCCCGCAGTTTAACCACTAACTACCACTACACTAGAACACTTCAGCATCCTCGTGGGCCAACTCTCGGCCCTCTTGGATAGCTTCCCTGACTTCTAGCAAATCTTTTGCAATCGAATACACTATGTATTTAAATTGCTCGTTATATCCACTCGTTTTAAAAGTGGGATCTTGTGCTGCTACCTGACTTGCTTGATTTATGCAAGCTTGAATAGCAATCTCTCGCCCTTTGTCCGAGCCGCCTCCATTGTTGGAATAGTTGGCTCTCTTGTAAAAAGTCTGAGTTCCATCTTTGGACTGATGTCCAGTGAAACCCTGACTGTCTTGTGAAATCTCTCTGGGTATAGAGATTTTCCATTTGCTGTGACCCTTGGGAGTTTTGTACTCACTCTCAGTGGCCTCAACCGTCTTTCCTATCTCAGCCCATCTGGGCTGCCTGCTTTTGCCGTTGGCAACTCCTTTTGCGCCATCGTCAAACTCCAGCCAGAACCCCCACATGGGTCCATTCGGAGTGTCTCTTGGGTCGTCTCCTAAAAGACGCACTGTTTTTATCGTTTTTATATCAGACATTTCTATTTTTAGTCTAGGTTGTACCAATACTCATCCTCTGCTGAGAGGGTGTTGATTGGTTTGGTTTGGAATAACCGGGTTTTGGTATCAAACCAAAGGTCGCGGCTAAAATTGACTCCCGAGTTGCGTTGCTTGAAGACAGTGAAAGTAGCGTCGCCTTGCTTTTTAAATTTATCCTGCTCCTCAGGACTGCCATTAGACATTGCCAACTCCTTGGCAGTGTTGCGGTGCATTGAGCATATGGTGTGGCTAGCTTGGGACAGTTCTTGGCTACCAAGGATAGACCCAGGGCTGGTAGGGGCGTATTTTGTACCGCCGTTTTCTTTACTTTTTGCATCGGCATGAGCTATCAGGACGATTGAAAGCTGGTGTTTCACGGCTGTCCTAGCTAGATCCTTTGATATCAAACCCTGCTGCTCGAAGTCAAGCTTTGGGGCAAGATAGCTAAAACTATCTATCAATATTGTGTTAATCCCATACTTCTGCTTGGCCAGTATAATCTCTGCCTTCAGTCCTTCCCAGTTAGATCCGTTGTCCCTGAAGTTGGTATCATCTATGAAGTAGATGTTCTCTCCTAGTTCCTCGGCAACTTGAGCGCATTGCTCATGCTTTGGTTCTTCACCAAGAAGCTGCGTTCCTAGTTGGAGCATCATGTTCTCAATGGGAACCTCAAAGGATACGGCCATACACTTGGTTCCTGTGCTAGCTAAATGAAGCAGTAGCTGGTATGCTATCTGACTCTTGCCCGATCCAGGAATACCAATGATAGTGAACAGCTCACTCTCCCTCAAGGATAATGGCATATCTTGGAAGCACCAGTTCTTCCACTCTCTCTCCCTCTCTTGCTGGGTGACACAGTCCTGCATCTGCAAGACAAAATCGTTGGGCCTAACCAAAGCTTCTGGCTCGTTGCCCTTGGCACTCTCCATGAGCCTCTTCAGATCGTCCTCTGTGGGATGATCCTTAACCAGCCAGTCGTTTACGTCGTTGTGTGGTCTCGGTATCTCAATCCGATAACAACGATCCGCTGAGAGCCTCTGAGAGAGCTTGATGAACATCTGCTGGCCCGCATCGTCCATGTCGCTGGCAACGTAGATGCGCTCCATCCTAGTCAACATCTCAAAGCAGTTCTCAATCCACCCGTGGTTGCTGGCTGATGGTACAGCTATGACGGGGATGCGATTCTCCTTCTGCATTTGGTAGAGGGACATACAATCGATCTCCCCCTCGCAAATGATAAGCTCTCGATCATCCTCCCCCACCAAGTGCAATCCAAATGGGGTGTTGAATACTGGTTGCGTAGAATAAATTTGCTTCTTGTTGCCGATGCGGGTAATGCAAGTGTACTTGAGCATCCGACAACGCCCCTCACTGTCATACAGGGGAGTTCCCCACCAGTGCGACCCGTTCTTTTCCTCGGCAAAGATGTTATACTTGCCAAGGGTACGCTCGTTGATCCCCCTTTTCTCCACCATGTATCGGTGAACCTCGCTACCCCTCAGCGCAGTGTCAGGGATCGCCTTCACCTCAGCCCTCTCCTCTGTCTTCACTGTTCTGATTTGCTCAAAACCACAAAATTTGAGAGCCCACCGCATCGTTTCCGAGAACGATCCACCCAACTTGCGGTGACACAGTTCTAGGATGTTGCAACTCTCCCCGGTTTGGTGGTCCTTGGCAACGTAGACAGAGGAATTCTTTGACTTGAACACATTGCAGGATCTGCCTTCGGCATCGCCACGCATATCTGCCATGACATATCGCCCTCCAGCTTCCCTCTTTGCGGCTGGAAACATTTCGGCCATGAGCCGATCTATTTTGGAACTAAGTTCCCTTTTTATTTCTTCAGGGGTTTTCATTTCTGAATGTGAAGCGGTTCATTCTCCTCTCTTGGTTCTCTTTTCAATAACCGGTCAATGATAACACCAGTGCAGCAATGCTGCTCGGTTGCCAATCGGTGCAAAAGCTGGTGCGTTTCGGGCTTAATAGTTGTCTGCAACCTAACTCGATCTCCAGGCATCCACTTGCGCGGGCGCCCCCTTCTCTCTTTTCTATTTTTATATCTTACCAATTCAAGATCCCTACTTGAGGGATCAAACTCTGTCAACTGCTGTTTGGTTTTTGTGTTCTGTGCCATATTTTTTACCCGTTGTCGGTTATTTTTAAAGTTTAGCGCTTCAGGATTGTATCCATTCTCTATGGCTGCTGCGTCATAGGCTCTCGCCGCCTCCTCTTCATCATCAAAGTATCCGAGGTGTTTCTGTTTCCCATTAGAATCCTTAAAATAAGCCCTCCAACTTCCGATTTGCTTGTTGAAACTAACACCCCGAAATTTAGATTTTCCCCGTACCTTTTGAAAGCTCCTAAGATTTTGGGAGCGTGTCACCATCCTCAAATTGTCAACGTCGTTTTCGGTCTTCACCCCATTGATGTGATCCACTTGCAAGGACTTGTCCCAATCGGGAAGGAAATGCTGGGCCACAAGGCGAGCAACGTAAAAAGTTTTATACCTTTTATTTTTACGCAAAACAATAACAATGTACCCACAGCTAGCCACACTTAACTTCATAATCCTAGTCTTGCCATACCACAGTGACATGACTCTCCCTTGATTGGATATTCGGTAGATTCCCTCATAGCCAACGATGTCTTTCCATATTTCCTCTTGCATAATAATTCTTGGTAACCTATAACAAAATTCCTAGTCAGAAAGTAACTCTTGGTTACACTAATATATCATAAGCTTTCTTTAGATAAGAGAATACTAGGATAGGGTAACGCAGGGTTACCGAGTCGGAACTAAGCGCCCTCATATTTTTAGCAAAATTACGCTACTGCTGTTCATGCGTCTCTTGGTCTCGATTAACTTCCGCTTTTTCAGTCGCCTGATACACCTGGAAACGCTCTTCGGGTGCAGACCGGTATCTTTGCCCAGCTTGTCCAAAGATGGCCAGCATTGCCCATTGTCGTCGGCATAATGGGCCAACGCCAACAGGACAAGCTTGTCTGTTGCGGGCATGGGGATAGCCCACACCCGCTTGCCAATGGAGAAAGACATCTAATCGTTGTACGTGTGGTAATCAACATACATCTGATCGATTTGGGCGTCCCTCTCTTGGATAGCTAACCAATAAAGACGATCCAGGTCGGCATCGTCCTGATCATCGGTTACATCCTTGCCTTTGTGAAAAACAGCGGAAACCAAATCGTCGTCAATCTCGACGATGTAAGTCTCGCCAAGATCTTTTACGGTATAATTGGGTGAGTTCATCGCTGCTCTAGGTTTCCCTCCCCTATGGATATCATCTCGTCGAGAGATGGTGAGTAGTGATCCTCGTATCTCTCCAAGCATTCAATGGCAAATTGAATGCACTGTTCTTTGCTATCGTCGTAGTGCATTTCCTTGCGGTTATGCAGCCATTGCTTGGCTTGTCTGATTTGCGAGTCGGCTAGTGCCTTGCGGGCTAGCGTTAGTCTTTTCATGGTATTTCCTTTCATTTGTGGGGCGTTGCCCCGATTCACTTGTATTGCTTCCATCCCTTTACTTGCTCCCATATGTTTTCTATATGAACAGCTATCTCGTAAAGATTCTCGCCTTCACTTCCCCCCAAATCTATGGTGATCTTTGGATCTTTTTTGCCAAACCCTCCTATGATTAGCTTGGGGTTTTCCCCTTCATCGAATTCTAAATCTATCTCAGTCATAATATCTGAGCGGTTATGGTTTCTTTTGGGTTATCAGTGAAGCGAGCGCGATAGACTCGCTTGAGAATTGTTTGGGCTGGAGTTGTCACGTCATCGGGAATGCCCGCTTCAATGGACATGGCCAACTCGACACCCATCGTGTCCAGCATTGCCTCCTTGGGCATTGTGTATGCAATGCCTTCAGTCATTAGGATGTCGCCCGCCTTCATCGCCTTCATGAAGACGCTGCTCCATCGGTAGTCGTCCAGGTCTGCTAAGGATGGAGAATCCATCTCGATAGCGACCTCATCGTACAATCTTTTCTTTGTCATTGGATTAATTGAAGGTAGATATTCCCCTCTTAGCAAGTTCTTTTTTCACCTTTAGCCAATACGGCAAAGTAGCCGGTTTCCAGCTCCCTCCAGGCCCACCGTTGTGGATGCGAGCCACGTCGGAGTAAGTAGGTTCTCGTCCTAGCCTTTTCTGCGTAGCGTAGCGAGCCATGTAAGCCCGCACTATTTTCCTAGCCAATACTGGGTTGAACGCATCTTCATGAGTCCAATTTTCCCCAGCAAATTCTGCTGCATCCTGGACGTAGGCAGCGTGAAGCTGCAAACATCCGAACGCCAGGCCATTGTCTCCAATGGCATCGGGATCTCCCGACGATTCCACTGCGACCAGCGCAGCAAGTAGGATTGCCCAGTTCATGCGTTTACCTTTCTTTTCCATAATTCGGAGATCAATTCAAAGTGGCCCATATGGGTGCCACGATCTCTGGCCCATTGCATTTTGCGGAATGCGTGTTTGGCTTCCATTTCAGTTTTGGAATTGTTCACTGCCTCCTCGATCAACTGATCAACTGTTTTTTTCATACGTAGTCCCTCCATGACCCGCCATCGTACTGAACATATTGATCGCCATCACAATAGCCAAGGGCCTCTCTCGCCCTCTCAATTAAGGCCTCAGATCTCATCCTTTTGGCGTCCCAATAGTTGGTAGGGTAGGTTTCCGACCAAGCATGGAACTGCCTCCTGTAAACGGAAAACCTGTAGTTTTCCCCGAATGGATACAGCTCAGAAACTTGTTCTCGAGCCAGCTTTATTGCTTTTGATTTTGTCATAACGTGCCTCTCCGTTTTAGGATTTCTAGTGCTAGGAGTGCGACCAGCACGATCGCCCCCGATAAAAGTCTAATTGTCTCGGCGTCCATCGCGGCGCTCCTGTTCCAGTTTTTTGTTTCCAATTTCAACCCATCTCCAAAGGATCCAGAGCAGGAGAAAAACGGGCAGCATCGTAATCAGCGCTTGCATTATTGGTCGTCCTCCTCCTCTAGGCTCAGCTCGCTCTCGATGTACTCTGCAAACAAATCGATTGCCCCGTATCCCCTGTCGATCCCGAAATAATGGGAAGCTTGATCGCCAGTTTCCACGCCTAGCGCATCCTGTAGGCTCCTTACAGCAATGCCGATGGCATCTTCTGCGAGTCGATCTTTCATCCATCCTGTCAGGGTTTCCCTGATCTCTTCAGTGTCAATCGAGGGATGATCCTCAACTGGATTGTATCCGATGCACTGCTGGTACATCGTTGCGAGTTCTGCACGATTGGCGACACGCGCCGCCCTTAGTTTTTCTGCTAGTGCTTTCATATAGTGTATTGGTGTTATAGGTTAAAGGATCGGCCCCCATTGATCGACAATGGCTTGCGCGATTCCGTCAAAGGTCTTGCTGCGGATCTTCCATCGATCAGACGATGGTGGCAAATAGTGTAAGCG